ATTTTACACTGTTGATTAAAATACGCTTGTTCATATCCTGGGCAATTAATATTTGATAATGGATCAACAGAACAAGTATCAGAAGAATATTGTAATCTTACATCTACATTTCTAAGCTGCGGTCCATAATATCCTGCCCAAAATCGACTATCCTTTCCTGTAAAACTAACAACAAGATTACCAAGCCCAGATAAACTATACTGACTGGAAAAGTTTTGTACACCACTAACGGTTGTCCAATTAGTGGTTTGTGGCATACTGTAATTCCAAATACCTAATGTCGCCCCTGTATTGCTAGTCAATCTAATTTGACTAGTTAGAGATCCTATTGAATAGTCTTGGTTCAAATACTGCCAACTATATTGATATCCACTAACTTGAATTCCAGTACCATTCAATGCTGAATTAATAGCAATCGATTGCGCTACTGTTGATTGCATGTAACCAAAGTAGATAGTATTGGTAGCTGGATTGTATCCAGGAATATTTCCCCCCGAATATCCTCCTCCTGTTCCAGAATAGGGAACTACACCACTCCAACTGTTGGTAATTAAGTTAGGAGTGGTGTTGAGAGTTTGAGAATTACAAAAGGAGAAGAATGACAGCCAAAACGCCAAGACCAGCAGAAACTTTTTGCCAGAAACTTGCATCGTCTTTCTCTTTCATGGGAGTAGGTTTACGGTCAGGATTATCTTCCCAAATCTTCTTAGCTTCTTCACCAATCTTACCATCCACTGGGCAAGGTGTCCCCGCATTCATCATAGCAGTGAATACACGGTCATCTTGGCAAAGTGTGGCTACAGCAGCAACTTTCATTCCCATATCAAATAAAGATTTAGCTAACTTTAATCTTTCGCAGTTAAGGTCCCGAATCGTTGTTCCACCAGAAAATCCAAGAATTTGAGTTTGAACTGCACCACTGACACCTGTTGTACAAATGTCATTATTCAGAATTGTCATAGACGGCGATATAGCAGATGCCGGGGGTGATTTTACAGTTGTTTCGTTTACACTGTTGCTATTCGTAGTTACCGTACTTGAGCTTCTGGAATCAGTAACTATCACATCAGATTGTGCTTGCGCTAATGTAGTCATAACAAAAAGCAGCAGAAATGCTATCTTTTTTGTCATGGTACCTCCTATTAGTACGATATATTTATGGTTAGAAAAGTTTTTGTTGAGATTGACAAACGTGTCAAAAAACTTTAATATATAACCCATAGTGCACTGGATTAGGATTTAATATGAAAAAAGCAGATGTAGCTTGGCTCTCTCCGGAAACAGGAGAAGTTGCCTGTACTCTCAGCGGTTGCCGTAAAAAGTTTAAAACTAAAGTCGTTGAGCAAAAACCTTTAACAGTTGTCAACGGAAGAGAAGTCACGTATAGTGTATTCTATTCAGTTTGCAATGAATGTGGAAGAAAACATGCGATGAGCACAGACAAGGAAAAGACGCAGGTAAGCAAAAACGAAGCGCAAAAGTCTCTTATTTTTCTTAAGGAAGTTTGATGTTACTTGACATACTGATGTTCTTGACTCCCATTCTTGTATACTTTTACATCAGAAAGTATTTTGATCTAAAGAATCAAATAAAAGAACAAGAAATAGAAGAGATTCGTACTCGTCTTGTAACAATTGAAAAGATTGAAAATGGTTCTGGTTCCCTTTGGTTGGTTTATTCTCTGGACAATAAATTTCTTGCACAAGGATATACTGAACAAGAGGCTGTAGACAATCTATATAAAATGTTTCCCGAGAAGGAATTCTTTCAAGTCACAAAAACCATCTGCCCATAGTTCAGTGGATAGAACAACAGCCTTCTAAGCTGTGGGTCGGGGGTTCGATCCCCTCTGGGCAGGCCAATCCCGGTGTAGTATAATGGCATTACAAGGGTCTCCAAAACCCAAGACGGCAGTTCGATCCTGTCCACCGGGCCCATATATAATGTAAAATGATTTGGAGCTATTATGCAGGTTCTTGCACTTGATATTGGAGGTATGCCAAGAGAATGGATCTCTCTTGAACAAGCAGTGACCTATTATGCACGTGAGCTAGTTAGTTGGCACTTAGGAGACCCCATAAAAACGTTTCGAGGGGGATTTCAGAGAAGCGGCAGACAATCATCTATTGATGCCCATCCCATCGTTGCAATAGACACTTCATCTCATACGCTACAACTTCGCGGGAAAATAGCTTTAAGTAATCGTACATTATTCGGTCGAGATCGCCACATGTGTGCTTATTGTGGGCATGTTTTTAAGAACAAAGATTTGTCTCGGGATCATATCATACCTCGCAGTCAAGGTGGTGAAAATAAATGGATGAATGTCGTTACTGCTTGTATTAATTGCAACACAAAGAAGGATGCTCGCACACCCGAAGAAGCAAGAATGCAATTATTATTTGCACCTTATGTTCCCAACTTATATGAACACCTATTGTTGCAAAATAGAAACATCCTTGCAGATCAAATGGAATACTTGAAAGCTGGTGTGCCCAAACACTCGAGGTTGTTACATGGATAAAAAAGTTGATGCTATCAATAAAATTCTGCTTTCACTACTGGGGAGTGACCAATTGGTAAAGGCCTGGTGGAAAAGTCCCAACTACGCTTTTGATCTGAAACCCCCAGAAATTGTATGGCAAGAAGGTGACCAAAGTAAAGTAGTGGATTATATCCTAGCAGCGTATGGACGCTAGGCGGTTCTAGGGTGTTGTTTTTTTACAACACCCGTAAAAATACTGGTTGCACTTTCTTCTAGAATCTGTATAATAGATAGTATTGATTGATTGCGAGGACAGAATGTTCGAGTTTGCTACCGAAGCGGATAAAGAGATATACTTGTCTCTGAAGTCTAATCTTAATAAGAACATGGGCTTCTTCAAAAGCGACAAGCAAGCATTGTTCTTGTTCAAGTCCTACAGTGCTCGCCCCGAGCCAGATCGTGAGGGTTTTAAAAAGTTCATGGGTGTAGATGTTAGTCCCGACCAAATTGGAGTAACCGTCACTGCTTACAATCGTTGGGCAGGTTACGGATCTCGCTCAGTGATTCCTTCGCTTTCTGTCTTTGTACTCGACAAGTTTGGCGTGGTCGCTCTATATAAAATTCGCGGTAACGGCAATCTACGTGATGGTTGGGGTCCCAACCCCGAAAAGACAGAATTGGTTTGGTCGCGCCCTGCTGATGCAGTATGCCCATGGACCTTCCCGACACTTGAAGAAGTTGCTAAGGAAGTTCGTTCGAACGAATGGATCGGATCGCCCGGTCAGAAAATCGAGGTGGTTCTTAAGTTTCTTCGCGGACGTGATATGGGTTCTTCTCAATGGGGCAATTCTTACCTGTCAGTGTTCGAAGATGAAGCAGGTAACGTAGTCAATATTTGGAAGTTTATTGACGTACAACCCAATGAATTTATCAAAGTCAAGGGCACAGTCAAGTCGACTGATGACTATAAAGGTCGTAAACAAACCACACTAATTCGAGTAAAAGAAGTATGACTCTTCCGCATGAAAGGCTCCGCTCAGTGAATAATACAAGAGACTTCTTGTATGACTTACTTGACCCCAAAGCATACCCGCGTGTTCCTCGCAATGTGCGGGAAAAGGCGCGCAATTTACTAAGGCACTATCCCACAAGTTACGATATGAGTAGAATTTGTGAAGGGGATAGTACTGTTTTTAATTATAGAGAGTAATATGAAAAATAGATACGGTGATGAATACAATTTTAAGAAGCTAGATGAGAATCTGTATACTATTGAAGGTGATTTACAGTATTGGCGATTCGGGTTTCGTGAGGACAGCGCTGATTTAAATGATCTTGCTTTTGCAGATCCCAGTGGAGGTCCTTTCATTGAACCAGGTATGAAGATCGATGGGCGAGTGATTCTTCGCATTCGATCTGGTCATAAAATTGGTGATAAAGAATATCTTGTCTTTGAGGTTGAATAGTATGCCGGCAATTTTAGGATTACTACTTGGGCTTTTGATTGCAATCGTAGCAACTTTGTTCTTTCCTGAATATACGCACCTGTACCGTCAAGGGCAGATCGATGCTGTCAATGGTAAAGTGTTATTTGAACTGAAACCACAGCCAGATGGGACTACTACTTGGGAACGCAAGAAGTGAACCTTGAACTACAAAAAAAGCTAATCGAAAAATATCCTAAGATTTTTCCAATTCAAACCATGACCAAGATTTATCCGATGGCTATGTTTGGATTTGAATGCTCTGACGGTTGGTACAATATTCTCTATACTTTATGCGGTAGGATTCAATCGTATATTGATTCAAGAGAAAAGTATAGAGATTATTGTATTGAAAAAGGTCTGAACAATGATGTACCTTCCATACCCCAAGTTGTAGCTACACAAGTCAAAGAAAAGTACGGTACACTGAGATTCTATTATGATGGAGGTGATGAACAAATTCAAGGTATGGTTACGATGGCTGAAGCTATCACTGAATTCACTTGTGAACGATGCGGTAATGTAGGCAAACTGCGAGGTAAATCTTGGATGTACACGGCTTGCGATGAACACACCAAAGCAGAGGACAAAGAATGAACAAACGAATTCGTGAACTCGCCAAACAGGCTCGAAAACTAGCAGCAGATGAACATACTAATGGTGATGAATACAAACTTAATATAAATGATGATTCTTATTATGTTCAAGAATTAATCCAAGAAAAGTTTGCCGAGTTGATTGTGCAGGAATGTATTGACATTGTTAGTAAGGTTCCAAACGGTTATCGTGATTACAGAAACCAAATCGAAGATGCTATTCGGACCGATTGCCTACAAGCGATCAAGGAACATTTCGGAGTTGAGTGATGAACAATCGAATTGAAGAACTCGCACAATGCAATGAACGCATTCTAAATTTCTTTCAAACAGGTCCAGTTCAACGTGCAGCTATCGAACAGTTTGCCGAGTTGATTGTTCGGGAATGTGCTGACATTGCAAATATAAACCAATTCCAATGGAATTCTGTTGGCTATTTTGTGCTAAAACATTTTGAAATTGAATAATGTTTGCTGATGCATTCCTACACATACTTCTTCGAACAGTAAGAATATTATCGTTGGTGTTTTGTGTGATTTTATTTTTTGCTCAACTATTGGGAGTCATATACTAATGTCAGATATAGAAGTAAGATGGCTAGTTGTTAGCGGACAAGAGAAAAAGCTACAGTTTCGAACTAGAACAACTCGGGTTGAATATAGCAGTATTTCACAACAACAGTATAAAGTTTACTTTTGGTCTGAATGGGAAGATGTTCCCACTTTCTTCGCTACAGACAATATAATTTAAGTTTTGCCCGGGTGGTGGAATAGGTAGACACAACGGACTTAAAATCCGTCGCTACTAAAATAGCGTACCGGTTCGACTCCGGTTCCGGGCACCAATTGGGCGTGTAGCTCAGAGGTTAGAGCAGCGGACTCATAATCCGTTGGTCGTTGGTTCGAAACCAACCGCGCCCACCATTGCATTCTTTGCCCTCCTATGTTATTATAATGTTTTACAAGGAGAGTCATGTCTAAGTTTTATACCAGTGTAATTCAGTATGGTAACAACATACTTTATAGAGGTATCGATAACGGATATCCTCTAATGGCAAAACAGGCCTTCGAACCTAAGCTGTTCATCAAGTCAAATAAGGAAACCCAATACCAATCTTTATTTGGTGATAACCTTGAACGTGTACAGTTTACAGATATTAATGAGGCAAAAGATTTCATCAAAAAGTATAGTGACGTAGAAAATTTTGAAATCTTTGGCAATAAAAACTTTGCCTATCAATACATTACCGAACACTACTTTGGAGAGATACAGTTTGACATCTCCCAACTAACAATCTATTCGATTGATATTGAAACATCTTCGGAGAATGGATTCCCGGATGTAAACAATCCCACCGAGCAAGTGTTGCTCATCACTTTGCAAAACTCTGTCACAAAAGAAATCATCACCTTTGGTTGTGATGAGTTTAACAAAACTAAGGACAATCACATCTACAGCAAATGTAGAGATGAATATGATCTACTTAGTAAGTTTCTTTCATTCTGGCAGAAAAGATATCCAGACATTGTTACTGGATGGAATTGTGATACGTTTGACATTCCTTACTTGATTCGTCGAATGGAAAAGGTTCTTGGTGAACCGATGACTCGCCGTTTGTCACCTTGGAATGTTATTAATGACAAGTCATTTGAGCGTGCAGGAAAGGAAATACTTTCGTTTGAAATCCTTGGTGTTGCATTGCTTGACTATCTTGATTTATACAAGAAGTTTACTTATAGCGCACAAGAATCATATAAACTTGATTATATCGCTCGAGTCGAATTAGGAAAACAAAAACTTGAGCACAACTATGACACATTTCGAGAATTCTACACCAATGATTGGCAAACATTTGTAGAATATAACGTTGTCGATACTGAACTGGTCGACCAACTTGAAGATAAGATGCGACTCATCGAACTAATTGTTACGATGGCGTATGATGCTAAATGTAACTTTGCAGATGTATTCTCGGCGGTTCGCACGTGGGATTGTATTCTATATAATCATTTGTGGAATAAAAATATTGTAGTACCTCAAAGAGATGAATCGCGGCGTGGTAGACAAATCATTGGAGCATTTGTAAAGGAACCTGTTCCCGGCAAGTATGATTGGGTTGTGTCATTCGATGCAACTTCGCTTTATCCTTCTATCATTATGCAATATAATATGTCTCCTGAGACAATGCTGCGAGGTATGGCACATGATACATCTATTGAAGGTATGGTAGATCATAAGTTTAACTTTACCGATGATGCAATTGAGAAAGATTACACGATGGCAGCGAATGGTTATTGTTATGTAAGAGACAAGCAAGGATTGTTTCCTGAAGTTGTTCAGAAGTTGTTTGATGACCGGCAACGATACAAGAAGTTGATGATTGCAGCACAAAAGCAATACGAAGAAACGAAAGACAAAAAGTATCAAAAAGAAATTTCGAAGTACAATAACTTTCAAATGGCAAGAAAGATTCAGTTGAACTCCTTGTTCGGTGCGTGGGGCAATGAATACTTTAGATTTTATGATGACCGGATTGCTGAAGGAATCACTATCACAGGTCAGTATATCATTCAACGTGTTGGCAAAGCATTGAACGAATATTTGAACAAGATATGTGGCACACAAAAGTTTGATTATGCATTCTATAGTGATACAGATAGTTGTTATATTACACTTGATCCATTAGTAAGGAAATATTATGCTGGGCAATCGAAGGACAAGATCATTGAGATCCTCGATAAAATATGCGAAGAAAAGATTGTTCAAGTTATTAACCAAGCATGCGATGGTATTGCCGAACACACCAACGCCTTTGAGAGAAAGATCATATTCAAGCGCGAGGCAATCAGTGACCGCGGGATCTGGGTTGCTAAGAAAAGGTATGCGCTAAATGTTTATGACAATGAAGGGGTGCGATACAACGAACCTAAACTAAAAGTGATGGGTTTGGAAATCGTTAAATCATCGACCCCAGAGCCTGTTCGAGAAGCATTGCGAGAAGCAGTTCGAATTGCTTTGACTGCTACAGAAAGTGATTTGCATAGATATATTGATGAAACAGAAAGCAATTTCAAGAAACTAAAGGCACATGAGATTGCTTTTCCTCGAGGTGTAAAAGGTTTGTTAAAGTATTCTGATAATGCCAATATCTATAAAAGTGCAACACCTATGCACGTAAGAGGGAGTTTGTTGTATAATTTCTATATCAAGAAGAAGAATCTTGAAAAGAAGTATGAACTAATTCAAGAGGGTGAGAAGATAAAGTTTTTATATCTAACTGAACCTAATCCGATCTCAGAAAATTGTATTGCCTTCATTGGAACACTACCTGAAGAATTGGGATTGACAAAATTTGTTGACCATAATACAATGTTTGAGAAGGCATTCATTGAACCACTAAACGCAATCATACAAGGCATGGGATGGAGTTCTAAACCTCAAGCATCTCTTGCAAGTTTGTTTGACTAAAGGAATAACATGTCATTACTAGAAAAACTAAAGAAGAACACTACAATTAAAGAAACTGCAACGTTGTCGGAATCTAAATTTTTCAATAAGAAGGATATGATTCAGACACCTGTACCTATTCTGAATGTTGCCTTATCAGGTAGTATGTCAGGGGGATTGACTCCCGGATTGACTGTCTTTGCAGGACCTTCGAAACATTTTAAAACTGCTTTTGCTTTGATGTTGGCAAAATCTTATCTGGACAAATATGATGATAGTGTTGTTTTATTTTACGATTCTGAGTTTGGTAGTCCTCAATCTTATTTCGATAGCTTTGGTATTGACACTTCTCGAGTCATCCACACACCCATCACCGACATTGAACAGCTTAAGCACGACGCTATGGCTCAGCTTAGCAACATCAATCGGGGCGACCATATCATCATTATTGTTGACTCTGTAGGTAATCTGGCATCAAAAAAAGAAGTTGAAGATGCGATTGAAGGCAAGTCAGTTGCTGATATGTCTCGAGCAAAACAAATGAAGTCATTGTTTCGTATGATTACTCCTCACTTGACTATCAAAGACATTCCGATGGTTGTAGTCAATCATACTTACAAAGAGATTGGATTGTATCCGAAAGATGTTGTGTCGGGTGGTACAGGTGTATACTATTCAGCAGATAATATCTTTATCATTGGGCGTCAACAAGAAAAAGATGGAACTGATCTGACAGGATACAATTTTATTATCAACGTCGAAAAGTCACGTTACGTGCGCGAGAAGTCAAAGCTAGCAGTTGAAGTATCGTTCGAAGGTGGTATTAGCAAATGGTCAGGATTGCTTGATATTGCACTTGAAGGTGGTTTTGTTACCAAACCCAGCAATGGTTGGTATAGTCGTGCGGGTGAAGATAAAAAGTATCGCCTCGCGGATACTAGCAATAAAGATTTTTGGTTACCTATTGTCAGCAGCAAACAGTTCAATGATTATGTTGAGTCGAAATATAAAGTATCTTCAAACAGTATTATGGGAGACATGAGCACAGCTGATATTGAAGGAGAATATGATGCAGTTGAGTGAGCTTTATCGCCCTTGGGCAGTTGACAACGCTCGATGGGGTATTGAAATCATACAAGGAAAGTTCAAGGATTCAGTTATTCAGATTGAAAGTGTGGAGTTTGCAGAGAACGATCCAAATAGTTTACAACTTGACTATCATACTATTAACATACCAGATGGATTGTTAAAAAATGACTATGATTCTCCTGAGTTTGTTGATACAATGCAATTGATTATATCTCACATACTTTCAGAAGCAATTCAAGATTATAAGGAAAATAATGGCGATTGAACAAACTATTCTTTCGAATCTCATGTACAATGAACAGTACATGAGAAAAGTATTTCCGTTTCTAAAAGAAGAATATTTCACTGAACACAACACCAAGATCATTTACAAACATATTTGTGAGTTTATCAACAAGTATAACTCACTTCCTAACAAAGATGCACTTGAGATTGCCTTTCACAATGACAAAAACATACCAGAAGATAGTTATTCAGATATCATGTGTATGGTCAATGATTTTGAAAAAGCAGATACTAATCTTGAATGGATAGTCAACGAGACAGAAAAGTATTGCAAAGATCGTGCTGTCTACAATGCTATTGTTACATCAATTAGTATTCTTGATGGGCGAGACAAAGTTCATTCAAAGGATGGTATTCCAACACTTTTGCAAGAAGCATTAGGCGTTTGTTTTGATACATCTGTGGGACATGACTATATTGATGATGCACTTAATCGTTATGAATTTTATAATCGTGTTGAAGATCGCATTCCATTTGACTTGCATCACTTCAATCTTATCACCAAAGATGGTTTGCCAAGAAAGACATTGAATATCGCCTTGGCAGGTACTGGTGTGGGTAAGTCATTGTTTATGTGTCATGTGGCGGCATCTTGTTTGCAACAGAACAAAAATGTTTTGTACATCACATTAGAGATGGCTGAAGAACGTATCGCAGAAAGAATCGATGCTAATCTGATGGACACTCCGATTGATGAACTAAAGGACCTACCTAAGTCAACATTTGAAAATCGTGTGAGTAAGATTACTAACAAGACACAAGGCAAACTGATTATCAAAGAATATCCCACTGCATCAGCACATGTGGGTCACTTCAAGGCACTTCTGAATGAACTTAGTTTGAAGCGTAACTTCAAACCTGATATTATCTTTATTGACTATTTGAACATTTGTTCCAGTGCCCGATTCAAACCTAGTTCAAACGTAAATAGTTATACTATGGTCAAGGCGATTGCAGAAGAATTGCGAGGATTGGCAGTTGAGTATAATCTTCCTATCGTATCTGCAACACAAACGACTCGAGGGGGATACGGCAATACAGATGTTGAATTGACTGATACATCAGAATCTTTCGGATTGCCTGCAACCGCTGACTTCATGTTTGCCTTGATTAGCACAGAAGAACTAGAAAAGATGGGTCAGTTGATGGTTAAGCAATTGAAGAATCGATACAATGACCCCTCACAATATAAAAGATTTATGATTGGTGTAGATCGTTCAAAGATGAGATTGTATGATCTGGAAGAATCTGCTCAGAAAAATATCCATGATTCTGGTAGAATAGAAGTAGAAAGTATAACTAGGAAAGCAATTCGAGATTTTTCTGAAATAAGGATATAAATACTAAAAAAGCCCAGAGGAGAGCGCCATGTTTCAGGGAAAAGCTATCTGGAGTAGAATCAAGAAGAATTCGTCATGGGCTAAGGGGAGAGTTCTTTCCTCAGTGATAAAAGAAGAGGTTGATAAAATCATCGCTCCTTTTCGAGCGAAGGTGCGTATTATTAACCAAAAGTTTGCAAGCAAAAAAACAGAATTTATGGTCGGGGGTGAATTTGCTCCCGACGTTTACCGCAAACCCATCACCATAGACATATGTGTTTCCTCTGAAAAGGGATATGTCTACTTCACTAAAAAAAGAAAAGATCGCTTCTTTTTTCTTATTAGTCAAACACTTCAACATGAACTGGTTCATCTCTACCAACTAAAGAATCGTGGAGATGAAAAGTTTTATACACACTACTTTAACTTCTCAAAAGGACAGTCTCGTAGTTCAATGGCGAAGCTAGAATACTTTGCTATGGTGGAAGAGATAGATGCATATGCCCATGATCTGGCGATGGAAATTTGTTTTAACTATCCTTTTGCACAACCTCGAGATATACTTAAACACATAAATGAGTATGAGGGGCTAGAAACTTGGAAAATTTACAAGAAATATTTCAAAAAAGCCCGGTGGTTGCACGTAAGAAATGAGTTGTTGCGTAAAACATACAGATGGCTTCCAGAAGTAGAAAACCAATTTTTATGGTTGACAAAGTAAACTTTCTACTTCATAATAGTGGTTCTTTCGGAGCCAGAAATGCTAAATATCCCCAAAGTTGGTTCAACTATTACGGTTACCACTAAGCATAGAAACGTGCGCTTGGGAGAAGATCCTTTCATCTATCGAACCTTTAGCGGTGTCGTTTTGTCACCCGACAAGTGGTTGATACCGTCAGAATTCGCTTTGGCTACGGGAAACAAAGATTTTCCCAAAGCAATCGTCAACATGTCTGCCGTGGTTGATGTTAAGTATACCTCAGGATCTGCTGGCGCGGCAGTAGATACTAACACTCGAACCTTTAAGGTTACTAGCAAGTCTACTGGGAAATCATATATTGTAACTTCCATGGGAAGTTCTATTACGTGTACATGCACTGGGTTCTCCTATCGTAGGACTTGCTCTCATTCAGCAAAAGTAGCAAGCCATGTTAAAGGAAAAAGATGAGATTAATAGGTCTCAGTAAGCGACAAAGAGAGCTAGCAGACATGATATGGGCTCAGCAGTCCCGAGAAGAGCTGCATATTTTCCTGGATAGCCTTGAAAACGATAGAGACAAGCGAGATTGCACTCTCCTTCTAAAACTTATGATGCTAGAGCTGATTGATGAGCAAGTGGATGAGATGCAAGAATTCCCCTTTGTAAACGACTATCTGAGGCAGTTCTGATGTTGTTTTTTTGCAACACCCGTAAAAATACTGGTTGCACTTTCTACCAGAAGATGTATAATAGATAGTGTTGATTGATTGGATAGACAATGAATATCGCAAAAGTTTGGGAAGAGATGAGTGAACTGGAACAAGCCTCTGCTATTTGGTGGGACTTGTATAAAGATGTTCATGGGGTCCGTCCTCGAGGTGTTGATACATCTAACTGGACACTAGAAGGGTTTAATGCCCAGATCAACGCTCTTTCTATTGCTCTGGAAGAGCAAAATGCAGAAGAGCAAAAGAACCAAGCTCTTGCTGTAGAAAGATTCGAAAATCGTATCCGTCAACATATTATGGACGGCGCAGGTGACCGTGAGACCGCGCTTCTTTGGATTAAGCGTGACAGCGGTATGGGTGATGATCTGGAATATCTTGAGTACCGATTCAATCTGCCCTTTGGCTATCTAAGCAATGTTGCATAAAAACAACACCCAGTTACCCCCGGTTGACAAAGTTTCTAGATCCTGTATAATTGATTGTGTTGATTGATTGAACGGAAGAAAATGAACGAATTGAAAGTTGGTAGTGTTGTGAAGTCTCTGGACTTCAATGGAATCAATGATTGCTACATGGTAGGCAAAGTTGTAGCGATCCAATCTGACGGGTCTTTCCGTGCTCGGTGTACCGCCCGGGTCTGGCAGGGTTCGGTAGACAGAAAATTCAAACCCGACTTCTTTACCGCGCCGCTGCAGGGCGAGCATTTCATGGATTCTGCAGAATTTCCTCGCATTATCGTTCTCGCCTAATCGGAGTTTATCATGGCATACGTTTCTCAAGATCTCAAAGCAAAAATCGCCCCCAAAGTCAAAGCCATTCTCGCTCGCAATGGGCTGAAAGGTACCCTGGCGGTTCGCAACCACTCGACTCTGGTGCTGAATATCAAGTCAGGCAAGATTGATTTCATCAAGAACTTCAATGAAACTTGCCAAACTGAGTTTGGTCGGCGAGTAAGTTTTACACCTGCTACAACCTCTATTGGTGTGAACCCTTATCATTTCCGCAACCACTTTTCCGGAAAAGCAAAGCAAGCACTCGAGCAACTTCTTGCTGCTATGAATAACGGCAACCATGATAATTCCGACATTCAAACCGACTATTTTGATGTGGGTTGGTATGTAGACGTCAACATTGGAAAGTGGAACAAACCTTACGAACTTTTGAAATAAGGGCTTGACATGAATCGAGAAATACTTTATGATGTTATTTCTGCTTTCGGAATAGTTGGGTTTCCTGTGCTTGCACTTTTGGTATCTCAACTTTTCGATTGACATTCCGTTGTTTTTCTTCTATAATATGTTTTTTGTGAGGTTATATGAGCAACATTGCTAAATACAATTTTGGTGGTATTTCGAAGCGTATCGGACAGTATAAAGTTCGAGTCGGTCAAGGTGATATGGTTACTCGCATCAAGATGATGCACAAAGAGGAACATACCGAGATCGATCTGATTGAGTTTGACCGCAAGCTAACCAAAGCACAAGTGTGTGAGGAACTGCTTAAAATCGAACGCTTTCAGAAGTTTCGAGATGTCATTGAAGCGACACTTGACAAGAAGAATGGTGTCGCTGTGCCTGCCACTCCCAAAGTGAGCAAAGCACCTGCACAAAGTAAAGTTACTGCTGGGAAGCAGAAACCAAAGGTTGTGCTTAACAAGCCCCAGAAACAAGACGATGATCTTGTCCTGGAAGAACTGAAACAACTTGTAGCTTAATTATGGAGGTTTTATGAAACCACAAACTCAAAAGGTCCTTCGCGCTCTTCAATCTGGTATGAATCTTACCAGCACTCAAGCTAGCCGTCGCTTCGGCGTCAAAGCGCTTCGCGCGCGCATCAGCGAACTTCGTAGCGAAGGCTATGCAGTTTACACCAATCGTAGCGATAGGGGCACCTCTTATCGCCTTGGCACTCCCAGCCGCCAGATGGTTGCGCTGGCTTACAAAGCGGCAGGACAACGCGCTTTCCAGTAAGTTTTCTGCTCCTTAGGTTGGATTTGGGCGCTTCGGCGCCCTTTTTTTTATTTTATAAATATTAAAAAATATATCGGGGGCAATATGGGGTTATTCAAGGAATTTCTGCAAGAAGCTACTATCAGAGCTTCAGGTTCAGCAGCAAACGACCATGCTAAAAAGTATATTACACCTTATTTGCCTAAGGGTGAAAAGCACACTACAGGGTCGCATACATTAGCAAAAGCTGTTCATGGGCATAGTGCAGGCACTGCAGTAACTTTAATTTCTCATACTGTCGAAGGTGATAAGCATTATGTGACAGTTTCTGCTGGAAAAGATAAATTTAAAGTTCTTGCTAATAAACTTAACAAACCTGTTACAAAGGCTAACAGAGGATTCGAACAAGAAGCAAAATTAGCTGACCATTTAAGGAAGCATGGATTGATGGAAGGTGAAGCAGCAGGGTTCACCGCAGGAAATGATTTCCACCTCATCGATAAACGTGGGCATAAAAAGAAAAAAATTCGCGGATCAGAAGGTTTTCATGCTGAAAAACACAAACTTTCAGAAGAAAAAGGCATTCAGGGAGAACATAAATCAGATATACGCACGACAGCATTCGGGCAAATAACAATTTCGCGTCACCCAAAGACACAAAAATGGTACATTAGTGACGAAGCAAGAGCGAAAAGACCAGAATACGCTGCTGCAGTAGAAAAAGCCACTGTAACCGTCGGTGGTAAAACTAAATCTTTACTGCAACATTTAAATGATACAGAACCCCCCGGCACATCAAATAAAACAGGGTTTCATTCTGATGAAACAACACTTCACCCGGCACATGCATACATGCGAGACCATCATGTGGATATAGTGCATATTGACTCGCATGGTACATATCGAGCAGGCATGAGCGAAACAAGAGACAGGCATAAATTGGGATTACCTGTGATGCAAGGTGTTGGTAGATTTAGGGTTCGTCAAAAACAAACTTATAATAACAACTCAAGAACAGCGCAATTTAGTATTAAAAAATTAGAAAAATCAGATATCAACATTGGTACAGATGAAGGCGCTATTGAAATGAAAAAACGTTTAGGTCATCAATAGATTTTCATCATTCCCAACAAAGCAATTTTACACACCTTGTCAATGCCTGTCAATGCAATCTATTAAAGAGAAAAAACTATTAGTCAAGTTCGCTCAGTCAATGGGTCAACCTATAGATCCTGCTATTGTAGAAGAAGTGAAAAAATATGAAGAAATGCAAACTTCAGTCAAAGAGAGTGTGCGTTCAAATATTTTAGAGGATCTTAGGGAGTTATTTGATACAGCGGTAGAAAATAAGGTTACGACACTTGAACCAGCAAAAGAAGAAGTAAAGGTAGAAGAAGTTGTTGAGATTGTTGAGAAGGTTGTTGAACCTGTAAAAGAAGAAGTAAAGCAACCCTCATTGATTGAGAGATCTGCTGTTGCAATTGAAAAAGCTGAGAAAGCAAATGCAATAAAAGAAGATTCATATCAGCAACCTTCAGTCCCCGCCCCTACCGACCTTAAGGCAGTAAAGGAAAAAATAAAGTTTCTTGAACAATGGCTTGCTAAAATATCTTTGACTGGTCCTGGTGGTGGTGCCGGATCAATTGAAACATTAGATCGTGCAACAAAAGTAGTCAGCACAAATTATACGTTTCAAAAAAGTGACTATTATGTGGGAGTCAATGCCTCGAACCCAGTAACTATTACTTTGCCATCAACAGCAAAGGCAGGTAGTATGATTGTGGTGAAGGATGAATCGGGCAATTGTTCAAACAACAACATAACTTTAAGTGGAAACATAGATAACGATCCGGGAGGAGCTATTCTTGCAATCGACAATGGTGCCTTACAATTCATCTATAGAAGTGGCTGGAGAATAATATGACATATCTTTTTGTAAATGACCAAGAAATAAAAAATGATAGTGGTAACGCCATTTCTGTTACAGGAAATGTCGCTGTTTCCCAAATTACTTCTCCTTGGGTTGTAACAGGCAATGTAAATGCAAATGTCATTGGAACAGTGAGTGTTCAACCCTATGGTGCCTCATCGACTTCTGCTTTTGGTGAACCGTACGCTATAACAATCACTCCCGTTATTCAACTTGATTCCATTTACGGTGTTACATCAGAAGTGATTCAAACTTACACTTCGGGCGCTAATGCATCGGCGGGGGCTAATGTTACAACAGCAATGTGGGAAGTTCAAACCGGAACTTCTGTGGGTGGTTATGGTGTACTTAGAAGTAAAAGATTTTTAAGGTATCGTCCGGGGCAAGGTGCATTAGCAAGATTCACCGCTGCATTTACTACAGGTGTTGCAAATAGCACACAAAGGGCTGGACTGTTCAATCAAGAGAACGCAATTCAAATCGGATATAATGGAACAACCTTCGGTGTGTTACGTGCAACTGGAGGAAAGGCACATAAAACTGTTTTAACTATCAACACAGCTCCCAATGCAACACAAACTGTCACCATTACATTAAATAATGTCACATTTAGTTTTACGATAAACTCAGGAACAACTACACAAGCTGCTGCACAAATTGTTGCAATTAATAATTTTACTGGGTGGCTAATCGACCAAGTTGACAATACAGTTGTTTTCATGGCAGACAGTTTGGGACCCAAATCAGGCACTTTTAGTTTTTCAAGCACCGGAAATGCTACAGCAACCTTTTCAACAAAACAAGTGGGAGTCGCGCAAACAGAAAATTGGACCCCCCAATACGATTGGAATATTGATACTTTGGGGGTAACAGATCCTACAACAGGTCAAAGACATACAAGAAATCCCAGTGGTATGACTTTGGATCCCACAAAGTTAAACGTTTACCAGATCAATTTTCGATGGTTGGGTGTAGGTGAAATACGCTACGCCATTGAAGATCAAACTACTGGAAACATGGTATTCTTTCATCGAGAACATTACACTAACCAAAATTTGTTGCCTCATACTGCACAACCTTCATTTAAAATCGGATATGTTGCCTATAGTCTAGGGAGCACAACTAATGTAAAAGTTATCGGTGCTTCTTTGATGGGGGCAATAGAAGGAACCATTTTTCAGAATGAATTAAATCGTTCTACAAGTACAAGTAAATCAACGTTAGCTCAAAATACACTTCACCACCTTCTAACTTTAAGAAATCCCTATGTTACAAATGGGGCAGCTAATGCTCTCAATGGTGCTTATGTATTAAACGCTAAGGAATGCATACTAAAAAACATTAGTGTTGCTACCCAAGGAAACGACCCGGGCATGATTTACATTTTTTATGAGCCCACTAGCTTTTCGGGAACACATTTATACTATAGTCAACCAAAAGACAATGAAATGATTAGTACTGAAACCGGCACTTTAGACGCAACAACAGACACTGCAATCACTAGATTTGTGACAGCAATTAACGGACAAGCATCCTACGATCTTGCATCATTTAGAATCGCTATACCTCCGGGTTCATATATTAGTATAGGAATACAATCAACGTCACAGATAAGTAGAGTGTCTGTTGCATTAGTTTTCTCTGAGGATTAATAAATAAAAATAAAGGGTTAAGATGTTTACACTAAAGGGTTATTTACAGGAAGCAAGAACAAAGACATCTGTTGACGCAGAGCTTTTGTCACATCTTACTCACGCTAAAGATCTGCCCCATGAACTTCCTGGTCCTGGACATGAACATGGTGTAAACTTAATACATGAATTCCACAAACTTCGTATGGGTCAACCCAGTTCAGTTGTTGCAACACATAAGGTAGATGGCGGTGCATCTGTTGTGGTTGGGCATGATGAAAAAGGACCTTTCGTATCAGATAAACATCGTCATGCTCGAGGGGTAGTTGCACGTACTCCTGAAGAAGTAGATGAACATTTTGGTCACGCTCCTGGATATGCAGCTGATATGAAAAATGTTCTTGAACATGCTCATCATATTGTGAACAAAGGACACACTGTACAGGGAGATTTGCTTTTTACCGAGCACAGTAAAGATCAAAGAAAAGGTCAGACGATTACTGCACACGCTAATCGTTTACAGTATAAGATAAAAACTCCTGCGAAGCTAGGAATCGCTGTTCATACAGAAATCACTAACGGAATAGCACATAAACCATCTGCTAAAGCTATAGCGCATAGCCCAGAAGTATTTAAACCAAACCTTGATTTTAATCCAAAGGAACATAAGTATTCTCCTCAAGATAGAAAAATGACTGAACAACATCTTGAAGCGGCTAAAAAACTTATCAAAGATAATCCTGATACCAGTCATTTAACTGAAGAACATCAGACACAATTTACCACTTACATGAATCGTACTACTCGCAAAGGTACAAAACCTTCCATTGAAGGGTATAAAACACACTTGCTTGAAGAGGGTGCAAAGAAAGCCGCTACTGTCAAAACTGAAGCTGCTAAAGCTACACATATCAATAAGTTCAAAGCGATGGCACAACATGTTGATGACAATAAAGGAGCTTTTGAAAATACTTTAAAAATCAATCATCACTTGTCTCAAGCAACTGAGCATGTGCTAAAAGGCATCAAACATACCGATATGGATACCGCAATCGACAATAAACCATCTGACACAGAAGGGGTTGTTCTTCTGAAAAAAGATGCTCAGCGTCGTTTAAGACCTGTTGCAAAGTTGGTTCCTAAAGAAGTTTCTCATCAGATTCTCAACAATCCTAGATTTGCGAAGGCATAACATGGCAGAAAAAACAACGGTATTTGCCTTTGGGCGCATGAATCCCCCAACAGTGGGGCATGAGAAACTTGTCAATAAAGTTAAAGAAATTGCTAAAGAGCACGGAGCAGAACATTTAATAGTGCTTTCTCATACACAAGATAAAATAACGAAAAGAAAAAAGGTAATTAAAAATCCTTTATCTCCGCAACAAAAGCTAAAACATGCAAAGAGATTTTTTCCCAAAACAAATTTAAAACTCTCATCAGAAGAGGCGCCTACTTTTCTACAACATGCACAAGAATTACACAAATCCGGAACGTCTCATTTGGTTATGGTAGCAGGTTCAGATAGAATTGACGAATACAAAAAGAAATTAAGTCATTATAATGGTAGAGGAGAAGGTAAACTTTTTAACTTCAAATCAATGAAAGTTGTGTCTGCCGGAGAGCGTGATCCCGATGCAGAAGGCGTTGAAGGCATGTCAGCATCTAAGATGAGAGAACATGCTAAGAATAATAACTTTGATGAGTTTAAAAAAGGTGTTCCCGCCCATGTTCCAGAAAAACATGCAAAAGAACTTTTTAATGATGTGCGTCGAGGAATGCACTTAACTGAGAGTTTTGCAAATTGGGTTAAAGATGCTAGTGTTTTAGAAGAAAATAAATATAGGACGGCATCAGGTGCGTATGAGAAGAATCCAAGAAATAAGTCGGGTTTAAGTAAAAAATATTCCGGAAACTTGTCACATTCTACACAATTAGCAAGAAAATCTCACTGGAATAAAACGAGTAAAATGGCAGATAACAACCCTGCAGCATATACACCTGCTCCTGGAGACAAAGGCACAAAAACTAAAGAATCTGTTTACACCAAGAGGTATAGAGAAAGGTTCGGAGAAGAGGCTATGAAAATTCCATATTTGTTAATGAGCAATGAACAAAAAGTCGCCCTTCAAGAGAAGAATGGTGGGGCTGAACAGATTACTTATTTGAACACCAAGACACAAAATTTCGATATGTGCCCCAAGGCGTATGATGCATTTAAAGCCCTTATAGGAACACAAGCAGGACCTGAGATGAAGATGATGAGAACAACAAAGGAGCTGCATTCGGCAGTGTCAGCGGGTCTTGAAGCAAAACCAGATCGCCTTCGCCATATGCAATTTAAACAATACTTAGGACTTTAAAATGAAAGAACAATTAGTCAATCAGCTTAAAAAGACCCTTGCGGATGTTGTAACTTTTTATCTAAAAGCTCACAACTATCATTGGAATGTAGAAGGTCCTGATTTCAGCCAATACCATGAATTGTTTGGCGAACTTTACGGAGAAGTTTATGGGTCAGTAGACAGCATTGCAGAACTCATCAGAACCCTTGATGCTTATGCACCAGGAACACTTGCTCGTTTAAAATCTCTATCTACGATTGTAGAAGATGATGATATTCCTTCTGCCCTAGAAATGGCAAGAAGACTTTATACAGAAAATGAAAAACTAATTCTTACTTTAATTACAACTTATAACATGGCTGAAGCTGAAAACGAATTTGGTGTATCTAATCACATTCAAGATAGAATAGAAGCACATAAAAAGCATTCATGGATGCTTAGATCAACAGGAAAGTAAAATGGATACAGTTCTTCGACAAGATCTTATTGATATAGCCCTTAGGGCGACCGATTCGTATTTGGGTGTTGAAAAACACGCTATGAAAAATGGGTTTGCCACTAATCAAGACATACACGATTTTTCAATGTACTTGTCGAAAGCCCATGATGCTTTGACACAATTGGGTGAAATTGATAAGCATTATGGTTATATGATAAATCATGTGAACACAATGATGAAACTTGCTAACCACGATGACAGCACACTCGCTGATCTTCCCTTTGTGCATGTACCCAAAGCCGATTTTGGTGATATTGAAGAAGAAACACAATTAGATGAGATAAGTCAACAAGTAAAACAAAGTTACACACAAAAAGCAAAAGAACAAGTGCGTCAGTTGAAGCCCTTTGCTAAGAAAGGTGAATATCGAGATTTAGCGAAAAACCTTATCAGACGCCGAGAAGCTGGAATAGCTATGGCTGAAGAGGTCGAGACGCTTGATGAAGAAGCTGAAAAAGGTTTAGCTGCCAAAGCTGCTAAATCAGGCATCTCATTGGGAACCTTGAAAAAAGTTTATGCTCGTGGAATGGCTGCTTGGAAAACAGGTCATCGTCCTGGCACTACTCCACAACAGTGGGGCATGGCACGTGTAAATTCCTACATCACTAAAGGTAAGACATTTCACACCGCAGATAAAGATTTACACGAAGGCACTAAAAAAAAGACAAAGCAGGATGTAAATACTGATGAGTTAGAGCGTTTAGCGAATACGTTATCTTGGGAAGATATTGCCGACACATACGAAAAAGAAGATTATGTCACCGAGGAAGTAGAACCTTTAGATGAAAAACTATCTGCTGCTGCAAGATTAAAAAAACAAAGAGATTTTAGAAGAACAGGTGTAAAAAGAAATATTATTAGAGGTATGAGATTGCATCGAGTCTCATCTCCTGAGAGATTAAGACAAAGATCAATTGTTGCTGCAAGAAGATTATTATCAAAGAAATTTTTAAGAGGTCGTGACAAATCTCAATTATCACCTCAAGAAAAGGATCTGCTGGAACAACGTTTAAAGCGATTACAAGAGTTGGGTGTACAAGCAACTCTGGCTCAAAGATTAATGCCAAAGATTCGTAAAATAGAACAAGCAAGATTGAAACATAAAAAGTAAATAAATAATGTAATAACCGAGGATCCTATGAAAACTTTCAAACAATTCCAAGAAGAATTTTGCTGTGAAGAGTGTGATGACTCCCATTATGGCATTGTTGAGGAAGAATTTGAAGTTACAGGGAATGAACAATATGAGGATTGGGGTGAGCTTGATGAGGGTGAAGGTATTGTAACTCCTAGAAAAACAAGAGCATCGTTTTTACCTCCTGCTCCGGGAACTTATGCGGCTGATTTAGCTGCAGGAAAATACGCTAAGTATGGCTTTACCAAATCAGGTAAAGAAACTGCTGCTGCAAAGCGTGAAAAAATAAGTAAGCAAAGTGTGGCAGAAGCCCGAGTTACCCAACTGCCAACTCAAGGTGCAGATTACAGTAAATACGACACAGACCATTTGAAAATGCTACTGCGTCCAGGCATCCTACATCGCAATGAAGCAAGATTCAAAGCACTAATTCGTAAAGAATTACAAAAGCGTGAACAGCAAAGTCAGCAAAGTGTGGCGGAAGGTTCTCTACATGAAATGGATAATCGCACTCAAAGCAGTGATCGTAGAGAACAGCGTTACTATAGTTCAGAAGAAAAAGCGAAGCGTGAGAAAGAACAACAGAAAAGATTAAAAAATCTAAGCCCTGAAATGCGTAAAAAATTACGTTTACCTGAACCTAAAGAAGAAGTAACAGAAGAAGCAGATAAATCTCGCGTTAAATTAGGCAAACCCTTTTTAACTCCTGGTGGTCCTAAGAAACGTGCTGTTTACGTTAAGAATGATAGAGGTAACGTTGTCAAAGTAAGTTTTGGTGATCCCAATCTTGAAATCAAGCGGGACAATCCCGAACGTAGAAAGAATTTTAGAGCAAGACACAATTGTGACCAACCTGGTCCTCGCTGGAAAGCTAAATATTGGTCCTGCAAGTACTGGTCAAAAACCCCCGTAAGTAAACTAGACTAAGAGAGAAAAAATGAGCAGACAATTATTCGAAGAGGCTAGAAAGGTCCTACAAGCTGAAGCAGCCGTTAAACTTGATCCGGTTGGACAAGAAGATAAAGACATTGACAATGATGGCGATTCAGATAGGACAGATTCTTATTTGAAAAAGCGTCGGGGTGCCATCAGTGCTGCTATCGCTAAATCAAAAAATGAAAGCAAAGAGCTTTCACAAGAAGATGCACAGCGCATTTCAGATATTCTCAAAGGTGTGGCGGAAGAAACAGAACAAGTCGATGAGATGAAAGGACAGGCAACTGTTCCCCCCAAAGGTCCCAAACCCGGAGAAGTTCCTGCCTACATGCGTAAGGGAAATGCTCGCCAAAAGTTTCCTATTGACTTAAAAGATCTGAAAAAGAATGAAGAAGTTGAACAGATTGATGAAGTTGGAGACACCCCAGCAGGTAAAGCTGCATTAAGAGCAGTGCAAGATCGAGCCTATGGAAAAATGGACGCTTGGAGCAAAAATCCCAAAAGTGGATATTCATCAACACCTAAGGAAGTTAAAAAGGCAACCAGTACTGCTGTTAGAGCAGGAAACAGATTGCAGGGATTTGGCCCTGACAAGTTAAATGCAAACACAGTAATGGCCCGTGATGCTCTGCGTAAGAAATTAGCCTCACAAGGAATTGGTGAAGAAGCTGAAGGAGTCGACAATGATCCTGTCTCAGAAATCATAGAAGCAAGGGATGCATTCACCATTGAACTTCCAGAAACTTTAACGTATCAGCATTATCTTAAAGCTGCTATGCAAGCAGAAGGCATTGAGTCATTAAGAGAACTAGATGACGAAATGCTTATGCCTTTCCTCGCAGTTGTTGAGGAATTGTTTATGGAAGGTGAGGAAGAATTTGTAATTTTAGAATTGTCATACAGTGAAATGCAAGATAAGATTTATATGCACCAGAGACAAGGAAATAAAGTTACTGGTGTTGAGCGTAAGACAATGAATGGTCAACCCTACGCTGCTTACGTTGTGACTGACAAAAATGGAATGCGCCGTAAATACATATATCAGGGAAATGTGAGGCGTGTTCAAAATTTAGGTCAAACTACAAAACCTAACGAAACAAATCCATTAGAAGATTAAGGAGACATTAAATGTCATCTTGGGGAAAACTAGATAGCAAACAGTTAACTGGTAATGTTACAGTAACTTCTGGAAGCAAAGCGGTATCGAATGCATCAGGTAATGCAACACTTTTTTTAAGTGAAGTTAAACCCGGTGACTACTTTGTCTTTGGTCCAGTACAAGGTAACTCAACAGTTAAGTATTACGTTGCCAACGTTCTTTCAAATGTTTCATTGAATTTGACCACCAATTACAGTGGTTCTACTTCAAGCGGAAAAGCAAACGTTCAACAGGGTCCAAAGTATGTTAATGTGGTTGAAAACGTTCGCGGGAATGCATATACCATTCAGAAAATTTATGGTATTGATTCTAATGAAGCAGGCAATACCATGAATAAGGCAAACAACATCAATCAACCCGGTTGGGTTCATCAGATTGTTTGGACAGACGGATTCGGCACTCGCCGCGTTAAGACTGAAACATTGGTTGCAATGTCGAAGAACTTTAACCGTGACAATACCGCCAACGCATCCTTGTCACCCACAACAGGCAATCTGCAAATCGACGCTGATGATGATGCTGCAATAAGAGACAATAATGCCTAAACTTTCTGAGCAGACTGCCACAAATTCTGCTGTTTCTGCAGATCAGCTATACATTGTAGCTAGCGGAAACAGCAGAAAAATTACTGCTGGCAATCTTATATCATCACTTACACAAGTAAAGACAGCACCTACAACCACTGTAGGTGCTTCTGGTGATAAGAAAGGTATGATTGCATTTGACTCCAATTACATTTACATTTGCACTGCCGACTATACTGGTTCGGCAAATGTATGGAAGAGGGTAACAATAAGCACTTGGTAAAATGATATTTGAGTTGAATGAAGATAACTTTTTAATGTATGCCATAAAGAATTACGATAATCCGGCGTGTAAAGGATTGTCAGAATTCAATGAGGACATAAAAAGGTTTAAGTATTTAAAGCGCCTGTTTGGTAGATACCACGCAGGTAAAGGTTTAAAAGAAAGATTAATACTAAATCATCTTATTGTAATTAGCAACTTGTTTGGTTCTGAAGCATCTGTTAAAATGTTGTTTTATAAAGTAGACAAAAAACATTGGTCAGCTCTAAAAACATTTTTGTTATTTCTAAACTTAATGCCCGAGAGTGAGTCAACTATACCAATAGATATGAACATAGCAGAAACTCTAAGAAGAATCTAATGCCAAACCGCTTTATCGACGCTGCAATTGTTTATCGCATTCTACGAATGCTAGTTACCCCCTTTGACAAAACAGATGCATATCGTTTAGGCATCATCGATGCAAAGGGTAAAATTTTAAAAAAGTCAAGTCAATTAAATACCGTTGAACAAAAAAATGCCTATACGCTTCTTCATCGTCTGGTGTTTCGTTTAAAACGAATCATTGAAAAGGTGCCAATTGACAACAAAAAATTTCTTTCTTTTGCAGCGGCTTTAGCTTTGATACGCGAAAATTATGAAAAAGGAACAGAGCCGATTGAATTGGAAAGAATGTTTCTTGAGTCGTTAAAGCAACCCCATGATACGACTTTGGTTGAGCATTTTCTATCAGATAAATATATGAAATCTTTCAAGCAGTTTATGGAAGAAGATGGTGGAGTAGCTGCCAATAACGCTGCGGTGACGGGTGGTATAGCGGGTCTTCCTCCTGATGAACCTCCGGTACCGAAGATGAATAAACTTAACATGTTTAGAAGGAAGAGAAAAAATGAGCTTATGGGCCAATCTTAAAAATTACTTTTTTGGTGTACCTTTGCCAAAAGCAGAAGCAGCTCCTGCACCTGCAGTGGTTGAAGCACCCAAAGTCGAAGCGAAACAATTAGATTTGAAACTTGAAGAGGCAAAGCAAGAAGCTACTCTGACAGTTACACCTGCAACCGTTGATGTTGTTGTTTCAACAAAACCCCCTGTTGTTGAGTCTGAAAAGAAAAAGGCTCCAGCAAAAAAACGCTCGCCAAAGAAAAAGTCGTAATTGACAATCTGATTGTTATGTACTATGATAGGTTTCAAGGAGGCCTATCATGTCTTTGTATATTGATCTAAAGTATATCAACTTTATCGCAGGTCGACTTCCTTTATTCAAGAGGAAGTCGGATTACCTTTTTAATTTTCGATGTACTATTTGTGGTGATTCTTCTAGTAAGAAAAACAAAGCGCGAGGATACTTCTATAAAGTAAACAATGATATGTTTATGAAGTGTCACAATTGTGGAGTGTCGATTCACTTTGGAACATTTCTTAAACAGACAGATCAAATACTTTATTCACAGTATGCATTAGAAAGATATGCGGATGGTGCGGCTCCAAATAAAGCACATAAAGATCCTCAACTAACTTTTGTTGAACCGGTTGTCGAAAAGAAAACGTTGCTTGATGAGATCATGGATCGGGTTGATGGATTACCTGTAGATCATATTGCAAGAAAGTTTTGTGATAGTCGCTTGATACCTGAAGATAAGTTAAAAAACTTATATTTTATCGACAATATCAAAAAGGTTGAACAGCTTTCTGATAAAATGATAGATCGTATACAAGGAAAGGAACCTCGCCTTGTTATTCCTTTGTATGATGATAAATTACAACTGGCAGGCATTACATGTCGGGCATTGGGAAATGAAAGTTTACGATATATAACAGTCAAAATTAAATCTGATGCATTGCTGGTGTTTGGACGTGAATCTCTAAATTCGAAGAAGCATATATATGTCACAGAAGGACCTATCGACAGTTTGTTTTTGCCTAACGCTATTGCCGTAGTCGGCACAGGGTTTAACAAACTTGAACTGCTTGAGTATTCAAAAGATAATATGACTATCATTGTTGACAATCAACCGAGAAACAAAGAAGTTTGTAACGTGATAGAAAATTTGATAGAAAAAGATTATGCAATTGTGATCTGGCCTCAGTCACTCAAAGAAAAAGATATTAATGATATGGTGAAGGCAGGTAAGTCGCTTGCATCAGTCAAGGCATTGGTAGATAAACACACATGCCGCGGCTTGCAAGCACGAGCTAACTTCTATGCTTGGAAGAGGTGCTAATGAGCGATGAAGAAACCAAAGAAAAAAGATCCCGTCGAATTCAACAAGAGGAGAATGCAATCAAGCGGCAAGTAAGAATTGCAAAGGCCCACAACGTCCCCGAGTACGACAAACATCCTGGCGAGTATCACCGCTATCACAAACATCATGCAATGAATTGCGGAAACCCAAAATGTATCTTGTGTTCCAATCCGCGACATACATGGGGTGAAAAAACGATACAAGAAAAAAGATTTGAACAAACAGATAATTGGGAGTAATATGAAAGTTACATTAGTGAGTTATTCAAAACCCTCAACAGATTTACAAAAGGAAGGCATGTATGACGTACAAGAACTTATTGCATATTGTGCCCGTGTATCCAATCCAACAAACCAACTTAACACACAAACATCAGAAAAACTCATCCGCTACCTCATCAAACATAAACACTGGTCACCCCTTGAAATGGCGTCCGCATGCCTTGAAATCGAAACAACCAGAGATATTGCAAGACAAATATTGCGCCACAGAAGTTTTAGCTTCCAGGAGTTCAGTCAAAGGTACGCGGACCCCACCAAAGAATTGGATTTCGTATTACGAGACGCCAGATACCAAGACACATCAAATCGACAAAATAGTGTAGACATTGATGTTCGAAATGATAAAGATCGTCAAATTCTTTATCAATGGCAAGCTATGCAAAATCGAGTAATCACAGAAGCGAAGAATGCATATGAGTGGGCAATTAGTAAAGGTCTTGCAAAGGAAGTAGCCAGAGCAGTATTGCCTGAAGGTAACACTGTTTCAAGATTGTATGTAAATGGTACATTAAGATCATGGGTGCATTATATTGAACTTAGATCAGCTAACGGAACACAAAAAGAACATATTGAAATCGCAAGAGCGTGTGGTGAAGCGATTGCAAAATGTTTTCCGATGGCACAAGAATTTGTGGGGGAATAATATGGATACTCGAGATGATGTTGCAAAATTTATGCAAGCGGGACAGCACACTGTACACAATGAACTTGTGACATTTAATAATCAGGCAGCCATGTATTATGACCTAGTGCGTGAAGAATTTTATGAACTATCTTACGCTTTAAAGCGGTTTGATATTGTTGCAACTGCCGATGCCTGCGCTGATTTAATTTGGGTAGTAGAAGGACTTTGTCATTCTTTAGGCATACCTTTGCAGAAGGTTTGGGATGAAGTCGCCAGATCAAATATGTCAAAATTTGTCGATGGAAAAATAATAAAGCGAGAGGATGGTAAGGTTTTGAAACCGGATACATATTCACCTCCAAACATAAAAGCTATCTTAGAAAAATAACAACACAACCAGGAATTCACATGGGCAAAACTGTTTTGCATGGTATTACTTTAGATTATTCAAGAGATTCTCTTTTCGATGAGCTGGGCCTTCGACGTCTTAAAGAGTCTTATATGAAAGACGATGAAAACTCTCCCCAAGAAAGGTTTGCATATGTCTCGAAGGCCTTCTCTTCCTCGCCGGAACACGCTCAAAGGTTATATGAGTACAGCAGTAAGCATTGGCTCAGTTATTCTACTCCCATTTTGTCTTTTGGGCGCAGCCGTCGGGGTTTACCTATTTCTTGCTTTCTACCATATCTCCACGATAGCGCAGAAGGTTTGGTGGACTGTTTATCGGAAGTAAATTGGTTATCAATGTTAGGAGGGGGAATTGGAATTGGTGTTGGTATTCGTTCAGCGGATGATAAATCGACTGGAATCATGCCGCATCTTCGCACATATGACGCATCATCTCTCGCTTATCGACAAGGTAGGACTCGGCGTGGCAGTTACGCTGCCTACCTTGATATTAGTCATCCAGATATTCTCCTTTTTCTGGATATGCGAAAGCCTACAGGTGATCCGAACATGCGCGCTCTCAATCTACATCACGGCATTAATATTACTGATGATTTTATGCACATCATCGAAAAGTGTATGTTGGATCCTAACCAAGACGACACATGGGAACTACGAGACCCTCACAATAAAGAAGTAAGAGATAAAGTATCAGCGAAAGATCTTTGGCAGCGCATTTTAGAATTGCGTATGCACACCGGTGAACCTTATTTGCACTTTATTGATACAAGCAACAAGCAAATGCCACAGTTTCAAAAAGATAAAGGATTATCAATACGGCAATCTAATCTATGTTCTGAAATTGTTCTTCCTACAGATAAAGATAGAACAGCGGTGTGTTGCTTGTCATCCGTTAATTTAGAATATTATGATGATTGGAAAGACAACAAACTTTTTCTTCGAGATGTAGCAGAGATGCTTGATAATGTGTTACAATATTTTATTGATAATGCACCTGATAGCATTTCCCGGGCCCGATACAGTGCTTCCATGGAACGCTCTATCGGTGTTGGTGCTCTGGGGTTTCATGCATATCTGCAAAAGAAAAACATTCCTTGGGAATCACCTTTAGCTATTGGTGCAAATAGAAAGATGTTCAAAGGAATCAAAGAAGGTTTAGACAACGCGAACATTGAATTAGGCAAAGAGCGCGGCGAAGCTCCTGATGCCGAAGGAACCGGACGTAGGTTCTCGCATACGATGGCTATCGCACCTAACGCTAGTTCTAGTATTATTATGGGAAATACAAGTCCTTCTATAGAGCCTTATCGTGCGAATGCTTATCGCCAAGATACATTATCAGGGGCTTATCTAAATAAGAATAAGTTCTTAGACAACATCATCAAGGAGAAATGTGATGCAGACAAACGGTTGGATTATCAAGAAATCTGGTCAAGCATTATTGCAAACGATGGATCAGTACAGCACCTTGACATTCTATCTGACTGGGAAAAGGACGTATTCAAAACGGCTATGGAGATTGACCAACGATGGATTGTGGAGCACGCAAGTCACCGACAGGGTTACATTGACCAGGCGCAATCCCTTAATCTCTTTTTCCGTCCCGATGTGAGTGTGAAGTATCTTCATGCGGTGCATTTTCAAGCATGGAAACAAGGATTGAAAACGCTATATTATTGCCGATCTGAAAAGATTGCAAAGGCAGACAAAGTATCTAATAAGATCGAGCGACAGGTCATTCAAGAGATAGATTTGAAGGCACTTGCACGAGGTGAAGAATGTTTGGCATGTGAGGGATAATGGAAACGCATCCCGTTACAATAATTGTGGGAACTATTGGCACAATTATTTTAGTTGCTCTTACAGGTATGGGATTAACATGTGTGGCATATAAACAAGAGCCACAAAATTATCCATATTTAAAATTATATTATGAATGGTCAAAGTCAAAAAAGATTTGTTAGGAGATAACATTGGCACCTAAAAAGAAACTAAGATTAACAGACGAAAGGTCGCATTTTAAACCTTTCAATTATCCGTGGGCATATGAGTCATGGTTAAAGCATGAGCAGACACATTGGTTGCATACCGAAGTTCCTATGTTAGAAGATGTAAAAGATTGGAAAACTAAACTAACAGATTCAGAAAAGAATTTCCTTACGAACATCTTTCGTTTCTTTACTCAAGGTGACGTAGATGTTGCAGGGGGATATGTTAAAAATTATCTGCCACACTTTCCTCAACCTGAAATTCGAATGATGCTAGCAGGGTTCGCTGCTCGGGAAGCCCTTCATATTGCTGCTTATAGTCATTTGATTGAAACTTTAGGTATGCCTGAATCGACTTATAATGAGTTTCTTCAGTATCAGGAGATGAGAGATAAACATGACTATGTTTTGAACCAATCAAACTGGCCCACAAACAACGCATCAGTTGCGAAGAATATTGCTTTATTCTCTGCATTTACTGAAGGAATGCAATTGTTTAGTTCATTTATTATGTTACTAAACTTCCCGCGCCATGGAAAGATGAAAGGTATGGGTCAAATCGTTACATGGTCAATTGTGGATGAAACACAACACGCCGAATCAATGATTAAACTTTTTAGAACATTCATAGAGGAAAATCGTGAAATTTGGAACGATACTCTCAAATCTGAAATCTACACTATTGCAACAAGAATGGTTGAACTCGAAGATAAGTTTATTGATTTATCATTTAGCATGGGCGATATGCTTAACTTATCTGCTAATGACGTTAAACAGTATATTCGTTATATTGCTGATAGGCGTCTTATTAGTATGGGCCTCAAAGGCATAATGAAAGTAAAAAAGAATCCTCTGCCTTGGGTTGAGGAAATGATTAACGCACCGACTCATACAAACTTCTTTGAAAATCGCGCTACCGATTATGCAAAAGGTGCAATGAGTGGGACTTGGGATGAGGTTTGGGGGAGAGCAGCATGAGATATACACTTGAGCCTATTTGGAAAAAGTCAGTAATGGATATAGAATCATGGTATCATCCGGAAAAGAAAGTTTGGTTTGAAAAAGAAAATGGTTGGCGCTGGGGGTCAGCGACCTTTGAGTCAGAAGAATTTCCTGACATTGATTTGAAGAATGAGCATTGTATCAATGTCACTGAGGATCTTCAAGATCCCGATTTGAATTATGATGATGGATGTTGGGGTACTTATACCTTCGCAGAAGAATTAAATGAGGACCAACAACTAGAAATCGAAGAAATGGATTTCAATGACTTAGAAGAAGCAGGATGGGTGCTAAAATATGTAGACACTTACTACACAGGTCCTTTGAAATTGACAGATGAAAATGGTAATGAATGGCGAGGGGATGATGAAAGCTAATTTGATGAAAGCACATTTGCAAGTTGCAGAAATTTACGCTGAACTTTCATATGCAAAACGATTGAAGGTTGGAAGTATCATTGTAAAGAATGAAAGAATCATTAGTATTGGATACAATGGGACACCCGCGGGTTGGGATAACAATTGTGAAGATGAGATTGCATTAGCCCAAAAAGAAATTTCACCCGGAGTATACGACTTAGTATATCGCTATGAATTGAAAACCAAACCCGAAGTTATTCATGCGGAAGCAAATGCTATTGCTAAACTTGCCAGATCATCTGAATCGGGTGAGGGGGCAGAGATGTTTATAACTCATGCCCCTTGCATGGAATGTGCTAAGTTAATTTACACTTCAGGTATTTCTCATGTGTTTTATCGAAACACCTACCGAGACAATTCAGGAGTTGAATTTTTACAAAAGTGCAAAGTCGAGGTTAACCAAATTTAGGAGAGGTGATGCAAAAACAATATGCCTGCGTCCATTGCAACGCAGAATTCAAAATAAAGCATACCCTTGAGTCAGATTACTATAAAATTGAATTTTGCCCCTTTTGTGGCGACAACCTAATTGAGGATATTGAAGATGATTTTGATGATGAGGATACATATTGATTTGGAGTCAATATGTGGTTATACCAGGGTAAGGAATTCAGTGAACCGATAGAAAAGTATGTCGGGTTTGTTTATTTGATTACATGCCTTACCTCAGGTCGTAAATATATTGGCAAGAAATTGTTTTGGTCATCACGAACCAAACAAGTCAAAGGAAAAAAGAAAAGATTCAAGGTCGAATCAGATTGGAAAACGTATTGGTCCTCATCCGATGAACTCAAAACTGATGTTCAAAAGATGGGAGAAGAAAATTTCAAGCGAGAAATTATTCACCTATGTTTTGGCAAGGGTGAGCTTTCCTACCTTGAACTACGTGAGCAGATCGACAATCGTGCATTAGAGCATCCTACAATCTGGTACAATAATCTAATCCACTGCAGAATCCACGGATCTCACCTAAAAACCCTCCGAAAATAGTGTTGTTTTTGTGCAACAACCCCGGTTGCACTTTCTGCCAGAAGATGTATAATGTACATATGATGAGAAAACGACGCTCCGACAGAAACCACGTTCTGTACCAGATCACCAATCTTTCTACTGGTGATACTTACGTGGGCTTGACTGTTGCTCAAGGCCAGGCCTATCTGCGCTCGGTCAAGATTCGGTGGCAGAAACATGTCTCTGCTGCGCTCAAAGACGGCAAAGATTGGGCCTTTAGCAAGGCATTACGGGCGCAGCAAGACAGTTCTTGGCGGTATCAGGTGCTAGAGGTCGTCCGGGGGCGTAAAAACGCTCATCAGCGCGAGCGCCAACTAATCGCTGAACTTTCCCCCTCTCTGAACACTTTTTGATGTTGTTTTTTTACAACACTCTCAGAAATCGGTTGCATTCTTTCCCAGATTCTGTATAATTAAAGTATAGTAAGAAACATTGATGAGTAAACGGAGCGAACAATGAAAACCTACAAAGAAGCGATTCAAAGGCAAGCCCGGGGTGTCATCGCTAGCTGGATGAGCGGTGGTAGCTTCAGGGACATCCCTAGTCAAGTCATCCACACCATTGCTTGGGTCTACGATGTCTCACACAGCAAGGTCCGCGCTGACATCCAACAACTTTTGGACAGCCCTAAGTTCGTAAGCGAAGCCAAAGGCTGCTAGAAACCCTACGGTTGACAGGGCTATCCAATTCTGCTATATTGTGTTCATAGCGTAAACAATTAGGAGCGAACCGAATGTCTAAACTGCTAATCCAAACCCAAGTCTACGAGAACTATGGCGATGCTGACAAACCCCACTGGAAGGCCAAGGGTGGTGGTGACTACGTGGTCAAGGAGTTTAAAGGCAACCATAGCAAAGCTCTGAAAACAGTGATGGCGGTGCGTGGTCAGATCGAGCAGGACAGCGAATACTTCCGCGAGCACATTATTGGCTGGGAAGTGGTTGCCGATGACTACCTTACTGAATTCGAGCGTAGCCAGTTGCAGTACGAAGGCAAGATCATGTATCCCGCCAAAGTATTGGTTGCTAGTGTTTAATATGCACAGGTGGCAGAGTGGCCCAATGCAAGAGTCTGCAAAACTCTAAAGTCGTCGGTTCGAATCCGACCCTGTGCTCCAAATTTCAAGGAATCAAAATGAAAAAAGTGACCCCTGCAATGAATGATCTACTTTCCACTTACGCTAAAGCTATCAAAGACGCTTACTACAATAACTATAAAGGAAAACTTGCTTTTGATGTACAACTTGAGTTTGGTCGTAAATATGCGAAAGTTATCAATACCTTTGATGGCAGTCGGTCGATCCATGCTTTCGTTGATCTGAAAACTGGCGATGTTTACATGCCTGCCTCTTGGAATAGTCCTGCCAAGCATGTTCGATACAACTTGGTGAATAATTTTCCATCATCAATTGATTGGTCAGGCAGTTATTTGTATATGCGGAGGAGTATATGATGTTTAGTTTATTGCTTTCGGAGGTAGAATCAATCAGTAGTGCCTATGGATATGATACAATTGATTCTATCGAGTTTATTCGAACCCACTTAGTTGAGTATTCGCACCTGCCGGAATTTGTAGAAGAGTTCAAGCTGTTTTTAGAGCATGGGAAAGAGATATTGGGATGAAAATAGTTATTAATTGTTGTCATGGTGGGTTCGCTCTTAGCACCAATGCTTTACAAGAATACCGTCGCCGTAAGGGTGACGAGAGCATTTATGAGTATGATATTGCTCGAGATGATCCTATTCTAGTTGAGATTGTTGAAACTATGGGATCAGATGCAAATACTAGATTTTCAGATCTTAAAATAGTAGAAATCCCATATGGGGTGAATTGGTTTATTCAGGAATATGACGGCGATGAGTGGGTTGCCGAACGGCACCGTACTTGGAGGTAACATGCATTCTATTATTAAAGATCTTGCACTACAAGCAGGTTTTTGTTTTTGGGATGACGAGGGTTGGAAACCCTATGGGGAGGCAGAAATCGATTGGGCAGGACGATATGATGAAGAGTTCAATATGTTCGTTGAACTGTTGCTTCGAGATGCTGCTAGTTATATTGACAATAAAATTGCCTTTGGTATAGGTGACAAACTTTTAGAAAGATATGGAGTAGAGAATGAGTCAGTACACAACTTGGAGTGAAGATGACCGACTTGCTTTTCGAGATTGGTTGAAAAGTATGCTGCGAATGGGCGGTGTCCAACTTACTTTTACTAAAACGGATGGGTCGGAGCGTGTTATGAACGCTTCTCTTGAGGAAGATAAAATTCCCGTCTATGAAAACAAAACTGGTCGAACAAAAGTACCCAATGATGAAGTAATTTCTGTAGTTGATATTGACATTGGTGAGTGGCGTGCTGTACGATATGATTCCATTAAACGAGTGAATATTACATTATGAGTAAAGTAGTTGCCCATCCGGAACCTGTTGCAACAGAAATCGATTTTGCAAATAAATCTTATACCATCAAGTTGGTTAGTGCATTAAATTGGTACAACACCGAAAAGGATAAGAAGGATGCAAGAAAGTATATAGAAGATTATGCGAAGCGCACAGGGGTTCGATTGGGCGACTACACCGACTCAGACATAGTCCTTACTATGGGTTGGTTGGCGCGTCTTGCAAACAAAGGGGCAATACTTTCTGCAGACCATGTGCACCACCTGAATCGTTACATGGCTCGATTGAGTGCTCTTAAGAAAGTACAAGTACAAGCCTCGGTGCAGCGTGTATCAATTCAGGAAGCCACTCAAAATCGAATCAGTTCGTACCTGGGGGAGCTAGAGGGTGTATTTGACGAGATCGCTAAGAACCCAAAACAAGAATTCTCACTTTTGGCAGATCTGAAGAAAAATCAACTGCCACAGGCAGCAGCATCAGATGTTGGCGATTGGACTAAAAGTAAAGTAAGAGAACTTGTTGCAGCATATGAAGGTAAAGATAAAGATCTTGCTGAAGGATATTCAAACTTCAACAAGCGAGATTTGATGGCAGTTATTAAGCGTCTGGCTTCGTT